CCAACGAGATCCTAAGCGGTGACATACACACTGCTAACATGAAGGCAGCAGGACTCACGGATCGCAACCAGGCGAAGACATTTATATATGCTTTCTTGTATGGTGCTGGCCCTGCTAAGATTGGACAGATAGTAGGTGGTGGATACGAGGAAGGTCAGCAGTTGATGAAGGCATTCTTAAGAAACACACCTGCACTAGCGCGTCTACGTGAGCGTGTAGCTAAGTTTGCAGAGTCAGGTACATTACCTGGTCTCGACGGAAGAAGATTGCGTGTAAGGTCAGCTCACGCAGCTTTAAACACACTGTTACAAGGTGCTGGTGCTATCGTGATGAAAGAAGCACTGGTGATATTGTCAAACACTTTAACAGCACGTGCTATACCTTTTAAATTGGTGGCTAACGTGCATGATGAATTTCAGGTAGAAACGCCAGAGCACTTTGCAAAGGCAGTAGGGAAGCTCGCAGTAAAAGCCATTCGGGAAGCAGGAGATTCACTAAACCTGCGCTGCCCTCTGGATGGAGAGTACAACATAGGTAATAATTGGGCAGAAACACATTGACTTTTAGAAAGTTTGTGTGGTATAATATACATAGATCAGTTGTGATCTAAAACAACACTAAAACAAGCTATTTCAATCAAAGGTGATATTATGGAACAAGTAAAACCAGTAACAATCTCAGCAGACGTAATGTGGGCCAACCTGGTAGAAGAGAACAAGCTATCTGGTAAGTACCAGGTGAACCTGTCTAACCTGTCAAGCAACGCTGTAGACGCTCTGGAAGAGATGGGCATCAGTGTACGCAACAAGGCAGAGCAAGGCGACTTCATCACTTGTAAGTCTAGCAAGCCTATTCGAGCGTATGACACAGACGGTGAAGAGATCAAAGGCGTATTGATTGCCAACAACTCTAAAGCCAAAGCTGTCATTGGTCACTACGACTGGACTAGCCCATCAGGCGCTAAAGGTCGCAGCCCTTCTCTCATGAAGCTAGTAGTCACAGACTTGATCCAGTACACTCCTGAAGTGTCTATGGATGATGCCTTGTGATATTAATTGATGCAGACATACTCGTCTATCGTCTAGGATGGTCGTGCAATGAAGAGTCTGAGAAAACAGCCATCAGAGGTATTGATGGCTTTATCACTGACCTTCTAGCATTTCATCTAGGAGCTGATGAGGAAGAGTCTGAGTATGTTCTGTATCTCACGGGTAAAGGAAACTTTAGGCACGAGTACGCTGTCACTGCTCCCTACAAAGGCAACAGAAAAGATAAGGCAAAGCCAGTCCACATCCAAGCACTGAGACAACACCTTATCGAGAAGTGGGCAGCAGTGGTCACTGAGGACGAAGAAGCTGATGACGCTATAGCCATCGCTGCTACTGACTTAGGCGACAAAGCTATCATGGTCTCTCTGGATAAAGACTTTGACCAGATACCGGGATGGCATTACAACTTCGTAAAGCGCAGCAAATACTACGTTACACCTGAAGAAGGTACGCTATTCTTCTACCGCCAGATCCTAATGGGTGACCGCATTGATAACATCATAGGCATCCACGGCATTGGCGAGAAGAAGTCAGCAAAGATTCTTGAGGACTGTAGCACAGAGCGCGAGTATTACGACAAGTGCATAGAGATGTATGACGGAGACGAAGACAGAGTTATCGAGAATGCTAGGATGCTCTGGCTTCGCCGCTACCCTAACGAGATCTGGAGTTTTAAAGGTGCGTAATAACGGACGATGGACTGACGCAAGATTTAGATCTTTTATTATCTCAGCGCTACGAGGCGCTCATGGTAAGTGGGGTGTCAAGCATGATGTTAAGAAAGCATCGTGGGTAGAACGTGGTAAGTACAAGTGCGCTGCGTGTAAGAAGATAGGGCCAGCTACTCTCCCTGCACTCGAAGGACGTAAGCGTAAAAGAAACAACGCAGCAGTAGATCATATAGATCCGGTTGTTAAACCAGAAGTCGGCTTCGTAGATTGGAACACCTACATTGACAGAATGTTCCTAGAAGCGTCAGGCTATCAGGTGCTGTGTTACAAATGTCACGCTGAAAAGACAGCGGCAGAACGTAAGCGGAGAAAGAAATGAGAGATTTAACTGTAGATTTATTGAACGAACTATTTACCTACGACAGAGAGACTGGTGAGTTATCTTGGAAAATGTCTAAGGGAACGGCAAAAAAGGGAGATGTGGTTGGATGTGACAATGGTCGGGGATATTTAAGAGCCAGTATTAACTCCAAGCTCTATTTAGTACACAGGCTTGTTTTTTTAATGCACAAGGGTTATCTTCCTGTAGTTTTAGACCACATTGACGGAAACTCGCGCAACAACAGGATTGAAAATTTAAGACCTGCTAGTAAAAGCCAGAACCAACACAATAGAAAAACTGGCAAGAACAATACGACTGGTTTTAAAGGAGTTTCTTACAACAAAAAAACAGCCAAGTTCCGCGCTCGGATTAGTCACCTAAATAAAAGTATATTATTAGGTTATTACAAGACAGCAGAAGAAGCTGATGTAGCGGTAAGAGCAGCCAGAGAAGAACTACACGGTTCTTTCTCCAACCACGGAGATAACTAATGACTAAGCATCTAGTAATACCAGACACACAGGTAAAACCTGGCCAGTCTTTAGAGCATCTACGCTGGGCTGGTCAATACGCAGCGGACAAGAAGCCAGACGTTATCATACACATTGGCGACCACTGGGATATGCCGTCACTGAGCAGCTATGACGTAGGTACACGCAGCTTTGAAGGTAGACGCTACTTGCAGGACATTGAAGCAGGTATCGCAGGCATGAAAGAGTTTCTAGCGCCTATTAGAGAAGAGCAGAAGCGACTAAAGGTCAACAAGCACAAGCAGTGGCGTCCACGTATGGTCTTTACTCTTGGCAATCACGAGAACCGTATCACACGCGCTGTAGAATCCGATCCAAAGCTAGAAGGCTTACTAAAGTTTGAAGACTTTAAGCTGGAAGAGATGGGCTGGGAAGTGTATGACTTTTTAGATCCTGTCATCATTGACGAGATTGCCTACTGCCACTTCTTCACAAGCGGTGTAATGGGACGACCAGTAAGTAGTGCTAAGTTAATGTTGCAGAAGAAGTATATGAGCTGTATTATGGGTCATGTACAGGATAGAGACATAGCCTATGCACGTAAAGCTGACGGCACAAACATGCTGGGGCTGTTCTCTGGAATCTACTACCAACACGATGAGGACTACTTGTCACCTCAGACTAACGGAAGCTGGGCAGGTATCTGGATGCTAAATGAAGTCGCTAACGGTGGTTGTGACGAGTTACCAGTTAGTATCAACTACTTGCGAGAGAAGTACGGAGCTTAGGATGTCAGCTACATACTACGATATACTGGAAAAGCTAGAACACATAGATGAAGTAACGCTACTAGAGATTCTGGATATAACTTCTCAAGATCTGGTAGCTAAGTTCAGCGACAGAATAAATGACAGATTGTCAGAATTTCAAGAGGATTTTAAAAATGAGCATCAATGAAGCAACACCTCAAGACTGGGACAGACTACGAAAGCAACACCCAGCAATAGACGAGTCTCTGATGTCAGTATATGTGGAGATGACTCAAGAAGAGCTAGACGATTACATCTTTGCTGAAGAAGAAGATGTAGATGTAGTCAACAAGCCTCGTCACTACAACACAGGGAACATTGAGTGCATAGAAGCTATCGAGGAGTCAATGTCCAGCGTAGCCTTTAAAGGCTACCTCAAGGGCAACTGCATGAAGTATCTCTGGCGTTACGACTACAAGGGCAAGCAGGTAGAAGATCTAGAGAAAGCTGGTTGGTACTTGCGCCGTCTAACGGCTATGGTGACAGAGGAGAATAGCTGATGGCTACAGGACAGACACACGGCGGTAAAGGTTCAGCCACCCGCCCCACAGACAAGAAGAAGTATGAAGATAACTACGATGCTATCTTTGGTAAGAAGAAGAAGGAAAAAGGAAAAGGGGAAAAAGATGCAAATACGAGATGAAGAAATCCTAGGCTTTGTAAAAAAGCATATGACCTTCGGGAAAGACTTTCAGGGAAGGTTACAAATCAAAGAAGTTAACATCTCTATTTTAGGAGATGTTCGTGGCCATATTGGTGGCGATGTTTTTGGGGGCGTTGAAGGCGATGTTGTAGGCAATGTTTTGGGCGATGTTTTTGGAGATGTTAAAGGCAATGTTTTAGGCGATGTTGGTGGTGATGTCGGAGGCAATGTTGAAGGCCATGTTGATGGTCATGTTTATGGCAATGTTTATGGCAAGGTTTTAGGCAAGGTTTACAATCTTTACCCTGAGCAGCGTGAGTAAATTATGAGTGTTATATTAAGTAATAGAATGAAGACACCTGACGGGACAATACTTGAGTCACTCCATCGTCACGACTATATTACACATACTGATGCTAACGGCAAAGAGTATATGCTAGATGGTGGGTGCGACTACGTTAGGTGCTCTGCTAACGGTGATGAGGAACTGTTAACTGTCACTTCAGATGATAGTCATTCATTGATAAGAGAA